ATCCAAATCAAGTGGTCTAATTGGCTCAACATCGATGTCTCCACAGAGATAAAGGGCGTAATCGACGATGCTTTTGGGGTAGTGGATGCCGAATTTGAGTCGGTCAAGGATGGCAATGGCTTGTTCATGGTTCAAAATATTTCCCCATCATTTTCAAATATTTGGGCAACGGTCTTGTGTTTGCGCTCAGGAAAATGTCGGTAAAACTGTGTTGTTTGAGGCGCGTCCTTCTTTTCCCATGCGTGTTTAGAACACATCGGTTTGTGCCCGTCCATGCGTACAGACCAAGGTTCGGGGCATAAACTACACCGCAAATCCAAATTGTTTTCTACGGGTTTGTCATTAAAATTATTAAGAGCCATGATATTTTCCTTCTACAATTTTTGCAAAGTTTGTCGGTTTTAAAATCCATTCCAAATCGGCGGTGAATTGGCGGCCATCCCGCCCGTTGATTTTGCCCATCAAGAACTTAGATTTGCCAACATGGTTAAAAAACTTGTCCCACCATTCCAAAACATCGGGTGCTTGAATCGGCTTAATCTGTGCCAACTCGTCTGCCACTTCGCGCCAGCGTTGCCGCAAATATCCCTTGCGGGTTTCGTTCCAAACTTCCACTTTACGCAAGGTCGGTAAGGTTTGGTGATAAAGGTCAATAACGGCTTTATGTTCACAATCGGGTAATTTTGAATCAACCGCAAGTTCGCCGTCAGGCGGACATATAGATGTATTTATATTGGTTAATGGTTCTTGGTTAATGGTTAGTGGTTCTTGGTTAGGTGGCGGTTCGTTAACGATAGGTGCACGGTTCGTGCTCTTTTCCCTACGCTTGGCCTCTCTTTCATCAGCGATTCGTTTGTTTATGTCGGCATTTTTGTGGTAATTCAACAGTTCTTCAAGGATTCTGTCTTGCACATATTGGCCTTCTTTATCCAAAACAAAAAATCTACTTAAAACAAACTTTACAGCCTCAATCTCGGCCTCGGTGGATGCCCAAGTCCATTCAAGTGCCTGCTCTAAAGTGGGAAAAATCTCTCGGTCATAACACGAATCAATAAGAAGCGTATACGCTCCGTGTTGAAGCATTGTTAAACGGCCTGCTTTTTTGGCGTAATCGCCTAAATTGCGTTTGTAATAGTGCATAAAAACCTTACATTCATCGGTCAACATTCCAAAAAGAAACTATGGCAGGAAGGGAATGAATCTTCTTTTCGTCCGCTAAGACTAGCCAAGTTTCACAACATCTTACTTCTTTTTAAACCATTCGGGTCGAAGTTTCAATAAATCATACAAACGACCCTTTGGAACGTGTTTCCATTGGTGTACTGACGCACGGGTTATTCCCAAGATTCGGGCTAGCTCACTCTGTGAGCCTGCAAGTTTGCATAATTCTTCTTTAGTCATGCGTATAGTTTACTCGACAATGGATAAAAAGCAACATTAGGGAAACTCCCTATAAAATAAATTAAATAATTGTTTACATCCGTATAGAAACCTATACAATAACCCCCATGCCGTAGCACAATGCAAGCGGTCTTTAAGGAAGCAACATGAAAGCATTTACATATACAAGACGCACTCCAACCAATGTGTTGACAGTTGAAGTCGGTTTTAATTTAGTAGAAGTTGGCGGTAAACGCCTTGATACATTACGCGAAGATTTTTTTGATCAAGGTGCTGGCGCATTTTGTCGCACAACACCCCCACACATTGTTTCTGCCTACGATATTGCATTGTCAGGTGGCGAACCTTACTCAGTTTGGAAATAATTAACTAACGGGGCGCAAGCCCTTAGAAAGTACAACATGAAACACACCTACTACCCCCCCATTGATGGCCCACACAAGCCCAAACGCACGTTTAACCGCGCTCTTGCGGTTGTCACCATATTGGCAATTATCGTCATTGTTTTAGATTTGACAGTTTGGAGACCGCTATGAACGCCGACAAAATCATTGCGGATTGCCAACAAAAGAGCAACGAATATCTTGCTCCCGAATTTAAAAACTTTTACCACATTGGGCAACTTCAACATCACATTATTGAGTTATGCCAAGAAATCGACATTTTAAAAGACCAACTCCACGACGTAACCACCACACTTGAAAGCATCGAATTATGAAAGTTTATCAAGCAATCAACAAAGTCCAAGCAGATTTAGCATCTGTTGGCATTACCAAAGATCGAACCAACTCACAAGGAATGGGATATAAATTTCGTGGGATTGACGATGTTTATAACTCAATTGCACCTTTATTGGCAAAACATGGATTGTGTATTTTGCCCCGTGTTTTATCTAGGGAATGTGTTGAACGAGTCAGCCAAAAAGGTGGTGCTTTGTTTTACATCATTGTCGAAGTGGAATTTGATTTTGTGTCTGCCGAAGATGGCTCAAAACATACCGTTAAAACATTTGGTGAAGCAATGGATAGCGGGGATAAAGGCACAAACAAAGCAATGTCTGCCGCTTACAAATACGCCGCTTTTCAAGCCTTTAGCATACCAACTGAAGCCGATAATGATTCTGAAGCACAAACCCATGAAGTTACCCGTCGAATTAACATTATTGACCACCTTGCCGCTATTGAGGGGTCTGCCAATTCTGACGAATTAACCAAGGTCTACAAAATAGCGCATGACGCTTGTCAAGGTGACCAAGCACTAATTGGTCAGATTATTGCCGCCAAGAAAAAACGTATTGAAAAAGCAAAAAAGGAGCAAGCACAATAACCGCATAATGCAGTTATGGTTTACAATTGCACAAACCATAACTGCAAAGGTCAATATGCTTAAATTTCTATCTGAATTTTCTGAAAGAACAAAGGATGGTCACATTCAATGGTTATGTCAATGCAATTGTGGCAATTCAAGCAAATACATGGCTACTAGAGTTAAACATAACCGAGTAAACCATTGCCAAGAATGTTCAAGAAAAATTGGTGCTGAAAAAATAAAAATTCACGGCATGAGAAACACAGCAACTTATTCATCTTGGATTTCAATGAAAGATAGATGTTTAAACAAAAAATCTAAAGATTTTCAAAATTACGGCGCAAGAGGAATTACCGTTTGTAAAGAATGGATTAATTCTTTTGAACAATTTTACAAAGATATGGGAGAAAAACCAAAAAAAAAATCAATAGATCGAATTAACAATAATCTTGGGTATTTTAAAGAAAATTGTCATTGGGCAACTGCATCGGAACAACAAAGAAATAAAAGAAATTCTTATTTATGGCTTATTGATGGAATTTTGTATGAATCTTTATTAGATGCGGCAACCGTACATAAAGTAAAAAAACAAACAATTGTCAAATGGGTTGACGGTTGGGTTGATAAACGTAGAAACAAAACATGGAGTGCTAAAGATGGATGCAAACGAATCAAAAAATTTAATACAAGGAAGTAACGAATGGATAAAAATAAGATGTGGCAAAGTGACGGCTTCCCGCGTAGCCGATGTGATGGCGCGAACAAAGACGGGCTATTCCGCAAGTCGGGACGCATACATGACCCAATTGGTCTTGGAAGTGGTAACGGGTCAAAAAGCCGATTCTTTTATCAATTCCGCAATGGAGTGGGGCACGGCTCAAGAACCCTTTGCTAGAAGTGCGTATGAGGCGCGTGAGGGCGTTTTGGTTGAGGAAGTGGGATTCGTACCCCATCCAACGATTGAACGCGCAGGGGCGAGTCCTGACGGCTATGTGGGGTTGTTTGGCGGCATTGAAGTGAAATGTCCGAATAGCAATACCATGATGGAAACAATTTTAACGGGTAATGTGCCAAACAAATATTTTATTCAAATGCAGATGCAAATGGCTTGCACGGGGCGTGAGTGGTGTGATTACGTCGTATTCGATCCAAGATTTCCACCCAAGGCTCAATTATTTGTTAAACGTGTTAATCGTGATGATAAATTTGTGCTTGAAATGGAAATAGAAATAAAAAAGTTTTTGTCAGAAATGATGGAAAAAGTCACACAATTCACCAACTACATTGAAAGCCAACCATGAAAAAGATTAAAGTTTTAAAAGTAATTACGGGCAAATATACCGATAAAAACGGTGCGGAAAAGAAACGCTACACCACCGTTGGAAGTTTGTTTGAAGACGGTGGCAATTTTAAGATTAAGTTAGATTCCATACCATTGTCTGAGGGTGGTTGGTCGGGTTGGATTAATTGTTATGACTTGGAAGAAAAAAGGATTAATGAAGATGACATACCATTTTAAACCACTTGCACGGGCAACCGATCCGATTACAAGTTACCAAGCGGC